AGAAGAGGGTCCTTGGGAATCCCAGGACTGCTCGGCCGCGACAGACTATCACCCGGAGTGGCTAACCAGAACAGTGTACGAAACGCTCGCGGACATGTGTCCCGAGCTAGAACCGTACAGAAAGTATTTTGGTCTTCTTTTTGGACCAAAAGCTCTCCTGCTTGAGGACGTACCGCCTTCGTGGTACGTCCCTGAGCAGCTGTTCTCCCTCTTTCCGAAAGCTCCATTACTTGATCCTCAGTATATACCGGGGATCATGGAGTATAAGGACGGGTATGCCGACCCAATTATCGCCTGTTGGGATAAGTGGTTAGCATTCCTAAACTCGAGGGATCGTACGCTGACGACCACGGGGCAGATGATGGGAGATCCCACATCTTTTCCCCCGCTCATGCTTGTTTCGCTTTGTGCAGCGGAACAAGTATTGAAGGAAGACCCTTACACTCCTAAGGAGAGTAAGCGGCGTCATTCCGGTCTTAAGCGTACGGAGGCGGTGCTAAAGGGGATTGGCGACGATGCCGTCATTCCCCGGTGGCCAATGCGGCGGCGTATTCTATACCACAAAAGGTTAGAAGAGCTCGCAGCAGTGGTCTCAGTACCTAAGAGCTTTTGGCATAAGGTCAGAGCGCTTATAGCGGAAAATCCGTTAGAAAGCGGCTTTGACGTGCCATATTGGCCCTTATCGGTACTTGTAGCACCGCCTGGGGGGTCGAAGGGCAACGTTACCTGGTTCACTCAAGTAGAGAGCTTTGGTAACGACCCTAGTCGGCCCACAAAGAGGATCCCCAAATTCTTCTGGAAGTTGTCACCGTATTTTTACACGTGGCAACTTGCCCGAAGATTTGGGCTCCCAATTTCAGCGCCAGTTAGTTACGGAGGTATAGGGTTACCCCTATACCCACCGGCTAGTCTGACGCTGCATGTGCAGTGGCTAACCTTCCTATCACAAGCTCCTTTGGAGAAGTTGATAGTTGGGCTAGGCATCGGTCCGCTCGGTCAAAGCAAGGCTTCCTTGCTTGACGATGCTGCGATCGGATGGCTTAGGGAGGTCCTTGCCGCTCGTACCCAATGGGAACGAGAAGGCCTGGAGCTCCTTAGCAACTGCCCATTGACTGACGCAGCAGAACGTAGGGTCGCCATTGGCGATGCCTTCCGAACTGCTGTTGGTCGTCTTAGGTCTGTGGAGTTCTATTTTAGAGCTCCACCCGAGCTTGGAGAAATCCGCGCCCCCTCAGTAAGAAGGGCGGCCTCCAGGTTCGAGCGCGCGGTTAGAAAGCCTTTTATTAAGGGTGGAAATTCCCCCTCATATCAGGCAACCAAACGGGACCTGGAGAGAAAACAAATGTTGTTTTTCTCTCAAAGCGGCGGGTTTCTTCCCGATCCCTGGGTCAAGACCCTTCCTGGTTTCTATGGTCTGGAAACCTCCGGCGTTGTTAAACGTCGGTGGAAGGCGCCTTGGCTTGAAGGACTGGGTTAGTTCCCCATGGAGCTAAGCAACTCCATGACCAACTGCTAGGGACCACCTCAGACGTAGGTCTGGGGGTCTAGCCTTATCCGTAAGGGTAAGGTGTTGGGGC